ATAAACAAAATCATCACCATACTTTGACATACCACGAGCCCACATTTGTAGGTTAGTATTGATGTCCATTTTTGTATGGAATAAATCTTCAAGTATTGATTTGATTCTATCCGATTCAGAATATATGGTAAGGATTTCACCCTTTTCTGACATTGTAGTTGATTCTTCAGCGTATATGTCTAACGCCGCCGAAACTTCAGGAGTAAACTCCATAGATTCATAGTCGTAGTATGCTGCCATTCTATTCGGTTCATAATAAACCGATTGGTTATAGAGAGATTGATCTAATTTTGTCCATTTGTCAGCGATATATTGACTCTGTTGAGCCTGTAACATTGCCTTCTCATAATCTTCTCTACTATCCGTTTTTAATAATTCATCTTTGTTGAAATTGAATGATGGTGCCTGGTCAGCTTTAACTTGACCCGGAAAACCAAACATTCTTGTTAGTTTCTGAAAGACGGTAGGATTTTGATTTGCCATTCTATATAAATACTTTTCTTTATAATATAAACTAAATATTTGGTATTTGGAATATTATTTACTCTTTCCAAATAACCACATATGTTCTTTATATGCGTCTTTAGGTACGTTTGTTGGGTTGTCTTTGTGATAAATGTCGTTAGTGTCCATACCCATAGCCCCTATTTGGTCAAAAGATGAACCATAAGAATAATGAGTTTTAGCGGGTTCGTAAGTTCTTTCAGACATAACCCACGAATCTATCATTGCTTTATTTTTTGAATCACTTTTCTGTAATTGACTGAATGAAATGTCGCCAGCATATAATGCCATAGACATACTCATTATTGAGTCATCGTGCATTCCTTTCATATGGTCAGGTCTTCCGTTCAGATAAACAAAGGTATTAAGTTCATTTAATAATCTACTAGACCTTACTAAAAATCCTTTTCTAAGTTGTTCTTCAAAGGCGGCCACGATTTGAGTTCTTTTATTATTAAAGCTAATCCCTGGTATTTTATCTAAAGCCTTTTTATTGTACTCCCAAATGTTCTGTGTATTAATACCGTCAATGAATAAACTTTTATAATTCATTTCTTGTAACTTTCTAGATGTTGCAACTCCCATACCACCTGTGATATCGATTACAATAAACGCATCATATAAGATACCCCATTTGTATGCAATATTTGCCAAATCATCTGGAGGTATTTTACCAATATATTCAACAACTTGTTCTCTATCGTCAAAATCAATAATATTAATTGACGAAAAGTCCTCACTATCCCCTCTACTAACATCTACACCCATAATATAACGATGACCTTCAATTGGTTCTTTCCATTGCCAAAAAGTACCTTGCATGTATTTTTCTTTAGGAATACGAATCATATTCTTTGCTATGTTCTCTTGGATATCGGTAGGTATAACCCCATCACCTGAACCTAAGAAATCACATTCCAACTCCTGAGCAATTTTACGTCTATCATATTTAAATTTCTTAGACATAGATTCAAACCAAGATGAAAATGGTTTATAACCATCCTCAATTAGTTTATTATACTCTTTCATATCAAAATCGTGTAGAACAACTTCATCATCATTATATTGTTCTCTATTCAACATGTAGTGACAGATGTCCTGACACTTAACCCAACGTAAATCTTTGGTATAACGAGGGTCTTTAAACCATCTTAAGTCGGTTATATGGAAATCATTGATTCCGCGTAATGCTTGGTCGTAAACACCGTAATAGATAGCGTCATAACCATTTGGTGTGGAGATAAGAATAATCTTACCACCCGTTGATAGGGACGCCATAGATGCCGCCCAAAAATCATCTCCCGCTTCAATATATGCCGCCTCATCAAATACAAGTATGGTAGGTGTATAACCACGAAGGGCATCTGCGGATGTTGCAACCGCCTTAACCTCACAACCATTATTTAATCTAAATCTACTCTCTGAGTTTTTATCAGGTGAGAACCCAACATTAATCCATTCGGGCCATTGTTCTATAAAATGTCTAACCTTATTGGCCATCTCCACGGCGGTATCACGTTTGTTTGCAATAAGAAGAACTCTCTCAGGATTATCTGGTTTTGCTAATTGTAATTTTTTGGATAACCAAGCGGCTGTTACCGTAGTAACACCGGCTTGTCTATACTTTCTTGTAATGTTTTCGTTGTAATTTTCGTAATCGTTAATTAATTGAATTTGGTCCTCAAACAAATCCATAGGAACATACTTCTTCTGTGTATTATCAAATGTTTGAAGATATGTTCTAAGGGCGTATGGGGTATCTTTAATAATCTTAGCATACTCCATTAATTGTTCTGCTCTGGTATTCATATATGTATAAATACAAAAAAAGGTGGTTATTGTAAACCACCTTTGTATTATTTCGTAGGTTTGTCTAAACCCAACTCTTTAAAGAGGTCATCATCGTCGTCCTCTTCATCATTATCATTAGATAAACTAATACCAGGTATTCCTGATATAAAATCTTTCAATTCGTCATTATCGGTTTCGTCTGAAACATTATTTAAATCCTCATCAAATTCGGCCATTGTCTGTTCGTAATCGTAATTGTTAATATCCTCTTCAATTGCTCTTACTAAGGTTTCCATTAAACGGTTCCCATTTTCAGAATTAGAAACGACTTCTTTCATAAACACTAAAAATTCTTTTGCTGGTTTTTTAAAAATATGTTGGAAAACCATTAGTTGTATAACTGATTTTGTTTCATCCGTTAATACATCTTCAGGAAATTTAGACCTAATTCTGTCCCAAATTGCAGGTCCTAAACGTAAGTCCCACATTTCCTTTTCTAATGTATCTTCACTATCTTCAACATCTGTAAAATCTTCTTCATTACCTTCTTCATCTCTTTTTCTACCTTGTAAAGCAACTAATTCTAATGTTCCTTTAATTAATTCATGTATTAAAACTGGAAAGTTTACCGCTCTTGCTTTAACTGTCGGTGGGTCTGTTTGTCTATCAACATCTTCTCTACCTGCAATTGCACCTGATTGTCCCATTGCTTTCATTGTTTCATCAGGTAATTGCCAATATAATGTGTCATTTACTGACATCATAATACCGTACAATCCGATGATTCTATCATTACCAATTATTTGTCTAACTCTATCTTCAACATAATGATACATATAGTGACCTCTCTTAGAAGCACCTTGTATAATTGTGTTAATAAATCTTCTTTTTGCTTTCTCTAAATTTAATTCTTCTAAATTATTAACAATTTCAATTTCATTACCAAAATTCATTTCTTCTTCACCACCCTCTTCTTCACCACCCTCTTCTTCACCACCCTCTTCTTCATCGTGACCAAAATCTTCAGGGTTAAATTCACCCATACCAATGATTTTAGCATCAAATTGAACTGAACCATCTGGTATACCTAATTCTTTTTTAACTAAATCTACCGCTAATGATTCTAATTCTCCTCTATGATTTTGTTCAAATGATAAAATTTGATTGTGAGCACTCATCATTTGTTGCATTAATGGAGTCATACCTTGCATACCACTTACTGTCGCATTGGTACCAGTATATTGTCTCATTTTTTCAACAACTTGTTTGTATCTTTCCGATGCTAAAAGTTCTTGGAAGTTCTTATTAGGTTCATCACCTGTCTCAGGAAAAGGTACCTTCTTCAACGGAGTTTCTCCCGATGATAATTTATCTTGTATTCCTTGGTCAGGTCTATCTTGTGAATCAAAGTCCATTGGCATTTCGTTCAAATTTTCTTTGATTAAAGATAAGAGTTTTTTCTTAGAAATCCTCATGATTACTTAACTTTTTTTTCTTCTGCGATTTTAGCCTTTGGTTTTGGGTTTGGTCCCGGTCCAGGTTGAAAAGGAGTTTTTCGTGGGTCTTCTCTTCTTGTTGGAGTTGGTCTTGTACCAGGTTTTGTTGATGGTGCTGGTTTTGATGGTGCAGTTTTTGGTTCCGCATCAACAATAGCATCATAAGACATAAACTCAGGAATACCGTTGTGCCCTTTTTTAACTTTAGGTCCGTGTTGAACCATCGTATTTGACTCGGTAAGTTTAGTTTGGATAAGTTCCATAATTTCGTTTTTAGACGTAAAACTATGAAATTCTTTGTTCTCCACCAAACCTCTAACCCAATTTTTTACTTCTTTAACATCTTCTTTTTTACACTTACATTTAGATTCTACCTTTCCACAATCATCACATTTTTTAATGTTTTTAAGTTGTGGGAAATCTTCTTTAGATTTCTCTAATGCCTTTTCACTTCTTTTATTGTGATAATCTCCCTCTTCTACTTCACCTTCTTTCTTTTCTTTTTTCTTATTGTAACCATTAAAATCTGGACTAGGTCGTTTTGAAACTACATATCCTTTTTTCTTTTTTTCTTTTGATTCATTATTTTTCTTCCAACTATTGACAAAATCTTCATGTGCTTTATCAATTTCATGGTCCTCAGGTTCTCTACCTAAATCTTTACTTAATTTATCTTTAATTACACCAAGCATAAGACCGTTTAATGATTCATCCACTTCTCCCTCTTCAGTTTCACCTTCTTCCTTTTTCTTAGGAGTAGATTTCTTTTTAGGAGAACTTGGTTTTTTAGGTAATCCACCAAATACAGATGAACTACTTGATTTTAAACCTTTTACAGTTAAACCCATATCAGCCTCATTTACATCTTCTTTAGATTCACCTTTCTTTTCTTTATTTAAAATTGCAAAGTCATCAGCATCAATTTTACCATTGTCGTTCTTATCTATTTTCTTTTGGTCACCTTTTAATTCCTCTTCAACCTCAACCTCAGTATTTGGGTCATTTGCCAAATCTTTTAATTTTTGATCTGTTTTTAATTTGTCAGCATCAATAACAATTCTTTCATGTAAATCTGAAAGTTGTTTATCACTAAATCTAACCAATGTTTTTTCAGAAAATCCTTCTTTAATTAACTGACTAACTATAACGTCTCTTTTCATAATTCTTTGATTTTAATTTCTTCGTTTAATAAACTATAATTCCTATTTTTTAATTTTTTTGTGACAGATTCAATTGGTTCCCCGAATTTAAATGTTAATCTTTCAAATTCGTTATCAAAATCGAACTTTTCCCATGCCAATGATATTACACCATCTACGGCATCAATAACTCCGAAAAAATCGGAGTTTTGTATAAGTTCTAATTGTAAATCTGTATCTTTCAATAATCCAACTACATCAACATATTCGACGTCAGGTGATTTAGACCTTGAGATAGACGATGCAGGTATTGCAAACCAATCTCCCATGTCAATTTCGGTACTTTCACTGAATACGAATTCGTACTGTTTTTGACCTTTGTAATCCGAACCGATTTCATTGACATATATAAGATGCATTTATTTAAAATATTTGTGTAAAGTTTGACTAATACTACTGTTAATTTCGTTCTTGATTTCATCTAAATCAAGTTCTTGAATATTATCTTCACTATATTCATCACCTGTTTCTTTAATTGAGTATTTTGATAAATCAATTTCATCCGTATCCATCGGTGTATTAACAAACTCGTCTAATGAACCCATAGCATCATATTCATTCATTTCAGCTTCAGGCTCTACAGCCGGTTCCTCAGAAGAAACTTCTGCACTTGGTTCTTCTGAACCCATTTCACCTTCTTCTCTTTCGAATTTCTTACCTATTTCTTCAATATCTTCATCAGATAATTTATCTAAATCAACTGCGGAAATAATCATGTTTAAAATGTATTTGATATCGTCACTTTCCATTCTATCATGTAAATCTCTTAATTCTTGACCCAATTTACCTGCATATTTTTGAGCTTCAGCCATATAACTTGAACGTTTTCCCATATCATCTCCACCATCTGTTGGAGGTGTTTCTGAAGGTACTGAACTACCGTCTGTTGGTGCAGCATCGGGAGCTGGTTGAGTTGACATATCGTCTACCGGTGCCTCAGGAGCATCCATAGATGGTTCCGGCATTGGCATTTCTTCTTGTGGTTTGTTTTGTTTTAAAACATACTTTGTTGCTTCTTGTAATTCGTCTTGACCTTTTAACAACTCAAGCCTCTTAAAAGCATCACCATAAGATGAAAATTTGTTTTTGTTTTTCATAAACATTCCACCGATGTAATCAAGTGATTGCTCATTTAAACCTCTTTTAACATAGTATGCGTCTTTCTCTCTCACAATACCATATACACCACCTGTTTTTGATTCCTGAACTAATTCAGCCTTCATAGATGATGATTTCTTATTATTGTTGTAGTAAGTTAACTCAAGAATTCTTTTTAATTTCTCGTCTGAGTTAAGTTTTTCACTACCAAGTGGTTTTAATTCTGCCATTTTATAAATTGTTAGATATACTTATTCTTATCCTATAAATACATAGATATATAGAAAAAAATAGGTATAGTTATTGTTCTACAGACAATTTTTTATCTGTTAGTGTTATTTTAAGTTTTAATAATTTCCCTATGTATCCGTTTCGTCTCAATAATTTGAATGTTAGATTCTCATATGAGTACTCCCCACCTGAATCTAATCCACTTTGTCTAAACGATTTAATCTTAGTTCTGATTTTCTCAATATCATTTAATACATCCATACCCTTCTCTCCTTTCCCAATGATATTATCAATTTTCTTCATATATTCTTCCGCCTTTTGAAGAATCATTCTATCATCAATATTAGGATTCTTTTGTTCTGGTTCAATAATCCATTTGTTATGTAAGATTGAATAAACCCCCGATGAGATATGTTCTTCATTGACGTCCTGTACGTATAATTCAACATCATAACCTTTAATTACAATATTGTGTTTTTCATTCCAAATGTTCTTTTTAGCATCAAAAAACTCTTTAAGAATTTCAGAATTGTATTTAGATTCTTTATAATCAATTACAATATGTAGGTCAACATCGGAAAAATTTGACCAATTGTAATTAGCCAATGAACCAGTTAAAACAATATCATGTATGAAAAATTCAACTCCAAGGGATTCAATAAAGTCATCTGAAATTTTTAATAATGCGATTTTAATATCATCACGCATCATAAATTTACCTTTATCTTCCTCAAAAATTTGATTAGATAAGGTATCCTTAGATTTAAAAGATTTGATAATTTTCTTATCTCCCTTTTTATCTTCAATTAGTTCTTCAAATAAACTCATCCTTGTTTTGTATACTTATGACTTTTGGCGATATTCTCGTTGAAGTATTTTCCGTGGGATTCAGCTAACCTAAATTTGGTGAACTTCTGCCAAGGAACTTTATTGTATACATAAATACTTCCGTTGTTAAAAACGACGGTTAAGTCCTCTGTTTCTGTATTGTATGTTGATTCTTTAAGGTTGGATGATTGGATGGTAACTGTAATAAGTTTACCCTCAATTTTTTCTGATATGATACCCATAGTATATTGTTTATATATTATAGATAATAAATATCAAAAAATAAACCCCTCATTTAGAGGGGTTTAAATTTAATTAGATACTTTTTACTTTTTTATAAGTAAAGTTGTTTGAAATGTTCTGATTAAAGAACTTTCCTTGTGACTTAGCCAATCTAAACTTAGTAAATGTTGTTGATGGTACATTTTGGTACTCATAAGCAACTCCACTGTTGAACAAAACTCGTAAGTTTTCTTTTAAAGTGTCGTAAGACGCAGATTTAAGACTAGTTGATTTAATTGAGGCATAAATCATTTTTCCGTTGATTTTTTCTTTTTTTACTGACATGGTGTATATTTTTATATTACTAATTTAAGAAATAAAATTGATAAAAAAAAATTAATTCAAAGAAATTTGTCTTTCTAATGATTTTTTCCTGTCAATAGGTAAAACCAATTCTAATATTCCGTTCTCAACTTTACCTAAGATATCCTTTTCTCTCACATCGTCAGGTATAGTGTAAGATTTGATGAATCCGCCGATAAAATGGTGTGTTTTATCTCCTTCGGTTTTTTCATACGAAATCTTTAGTACACCTTCTTTTGTGGTAATTTTTATATCCTCTTTGGTTAAACCAGGGACACTTATTGAAACTTTATATTCAGTTTCGTTTTTAGTGATGTTAGTTTCAGGTGTAGATAAGAATCTGTTGTTATCTAATCCTGTAAAAAATGGGTCTTTAAATAATGTAATCATAGTTATATGTTTTTTTATTCTAATAACAAATATTTTACCAACGTATGTTTTTAGACAACTTGTCATTATATTTAAAAACTTTTTGACAATTTGTCTCACGTTTGTTTTTTAGTATTATTTGTGTTATGTTTGTATTGAATTAAACTTATATCATATGTCAGTAGATTTTTTTGAAGATGGTCCAACCACAAACCCAAAGAAAGTTAGAAAAGGTTCTAACACCCCAATTTTAGATAACTTCTCTCGTGATCTTATTAAGATGGCCGAGGAAGGTAAGATTGACCCTATTGTTGGTAGGGACGTTGAAGTAAAAAGAATTGCACAAATTCTATCTCGTAAAAAGAAAAACAACGCAGTTATTGTTGGTGACGCTGGTGTCGGTAAATCTGCATTAGTTGAGAAACTTGCGTTAATGATTCACAAAGGTGATTGTCCAACAAATCTTTTAGATAAAAGAATTATGTCTTTGGATTTAACATCACTTGTTGCTGGAACAAAATATCGTGGTCAATTTGAAGAAAGAATTAAGGCAATTTTAAATGAGTTGGTTGAAGCACCGAACGTAATTGTTTTTATTGATGAACTTCATACCATGGTTGGTGCAGGAAATGCGAGTGGTTCTATGGATGCCGCAAATATTCTTAAACCAGCATTAGCAAGAGGTGAAATACAATGTATTGGTGCAACAACTTTTGATGAATTTAAAAAACACATTGAAAAAGACAGTGCGCTCGTTAGAAGATTTCAAAAAATAATCCTAAAGGAACCAACAGAGTTAGAAACAATTGAAATTTTAAAAAACCTAACAACGTCATATCAAGATTTTCACAAAGTAACATACGAGGATGGTGTAATTGAAGTAATTGTAAGGTTAGCTGGAAGATACATAACCGAAAGACAATTTCCCGATAAGGCAATTGACGTATTAGATGAATTGGGTTCTGAAAAAAGAATATCAACAAGAATTCCCGAATCAATTGAAAAATTAAAATTTCAAATTGATGAAATCAAAGAGAAAAAAATACAAGTTGTTAAAAGTCAGAATTATGAACAAGCGGCAAAATTGAGAGACGAAGAAAAGAAAGTAGTTACTAAACTTGAAGAGGAGAAATATAAATGGTCTGAAAAACAAAAAGATAATAAGATACCAATTACTATTGATAATGTTTATGAAATCATTTCTCAAATGACAGGGGTACCAATTAGTAAACTTGACGCAAAAGAAACTCAAAAGTTATTACAACTTGAGGATTTGTTATCTGAAAAAGTTATTGGTCAACCTGAAGCGATTTCTACAATATCAAGGTCAATCAGAAGAAATAGAGTAGGTATTAAAGACGCGAATAAACCTATTGGTTCATTCATATTCTTAGGTTCAACTGGTGTAGGTAAAACTTATCTTGCCAAAACATTAGCACAATACTTGTTTGGTGATGAAGATAAAATCATTCGTGTTGATATGAGTGAATATATGGATAGACATAACGTATCAAAATTGATTGGTTCTCCTCCAGGTTTTGTTGGGTATGATGAAGGAGGTCAGTTAACCGAGAAAGTTAAAAATAACCCCTTCTCTGTAATTTTATTTGATGAAATTGAGAAGGCACATAAAGACGTGTTTAACATATTATTACAAATTTTAGATGAAGGTCATTTGACGGATTCATTTGGTAGAAAAGTTAATTTTACAAATTGTTTGGTTATTATGACATCTAACATTGGAGCAAAACGTGTTTCTGAATTTGGTGGTGGTGTTGGATTTAGTACATCATCAAGCGAAGTTCAAAAATATGAGGTTAGAAAAACAATGATACAAAAAGCGTTGAAACAACATTTTAATCCTGAGTTTTTAAATCGTATTGATGACATAATTTTATTTAATGCGCTGAACGAAGAAACACTGAAAAAAATTATTGATCTTGAAATTGATAGATTGTCAAATAGATTAAAAGATAAAGGTTATAAAGTTAATTTTGACAAAACAGTTACCAATAGAGTATTTGAATTAAATTCACAAGAAGAGTACGGGGCGAGACCGGTTAAAAGAATTATTCAAAATCTTTGTGAGGATTTTTTAAGCGAAGAAATTTTAAAAGGTAATATTGTTGAGGGTAAATTAATAAATCTTAAATATAAAGACGAAAAATTATTAATTTCTAAAAAATAATCATAAATAGTTGATTTTTTAGTAAAGTTATATATATTTATATAACTATAGGTTCTCTTTGTCGATTACCTTTTCGTTTCTTAAATTAAGTGGGGTTGAACCCACCGAAAGACCTTAAACCCCGACATCTCGTTGGGGTTTTTTTGTTGGATTTGGTTTTATCGTTAAACTTTCGTATATTTCTATATATGAAAAAATTAACATTTATCTTAGCTCTTGGTGTAGCACTTACACTAACAGCATGTGGTTCTGGGTCGGCCGCAAAAAAAACAACGGACTCTACAGTAGCACCTGTTGCAGATACAACTGCAGTAGTTGCTGATAGTACTACTACAACACCTACAACGGGTGGTGAAGTGAAACTAGATGTACCTAAAAAATAAGAAATCGGGGTTGGTTTCACACTGACCCCAATTTTTTAATCCTAAATCTTCCCTATGGATAATGTAAACGAAGTACAAGGCGAATTAATATTATTACGAGGTTTACCTGGTTCAGGTAAAACAACATTAGCAAAAATTATATTACAACTTAGAAGTACGGACGAACCTGAAGTTTTATCAGCCGATGATTTTTTTGAAGATAATGAAGGTGAATACAATTTTGATTCTACTAAATTAAAAGAAGCTCACAACTATTGTCAATTTAGATGCTCTGAAAGAATGAGACAACAAAAGGCAAAGATAGTTGTTGCAAATACTTTTACTCAAGAATGGGAAATGGACGAATATTTTAAAATGGCCGAAAGATACAATTATAGAGTTCATAGTGTAGTTGTTGAAAATAGACATGGTAATGAAAATGTCCACGGGGTTCCCGAAGATAAACTCCAACAAATGAAGAATAGATTTCAAATAAAACTTTAATGAGTCAATTTATTGAATCGTTTACTAATTCTTTAAAACCAAAAAAAATATGAATTTCTATTCTCATTTATTAAAAAACCAGTGGTCGGTATTCCCATTACCTTTTGTATATATCTATTTTGATACGTGTCATCCTGAATCACATAGAAAATTATTAGATAATAAAATATGTGGATTATACTTGTCTTTTAATTGGTTGAAATGGACTTACAATGTTGGATTTCACAAAACGTTAAAATAATGTTAGAAATTTTAGAGAAATATTATACTGATGGTCTGTTACATAAACAAACACATCCTACGAAAGATTTGACTATATGGAATTATTCTCCACGTGTTCAATATGAAAGATTGTGGGACGAAATAACTATTCAGTGCCGCGGGTTAGTAACTAATTCTAAAGGTGACATTGTGGCAAGACCATTTAAGAAATTTTTTAATTACGAAGAACATAAACCAGAAGATATACCAAATGAAAATTACGTTGTTTATGAAAAGATGGACGGTTCATTAGGTATTCTTTTTAATTATGAAGGAGAATGGATATTGGCAACTCGTGGATCATTCACATCACCACAGGCAATTAAAGGTAAAGAAATATTAGATAAGAAATACGATGTTAGTTCATTAAGAAAAGACAACACATATTTGTTTGAAATAATTTTTAAAGAAAACCGGATAGTAGTAAATTATGGTGATGATGAAAAGTTAGTTTTGATTGGTGCCATTCATACTGAAACTGGAAATGAAGTTCCTGATAGTTCTTTATTCTTTATGGAAGAAAGTGGTTGGGAATTAGTAATGACATACAAAACATGGGGAGAGGGATATGACTTACTTAAAGAAGAAATATCTAAAGATAGAGAAGGATATGTAATTAAATTTAAAAATGGTTTTCGCATGAAAATCAAAGGAGAAGAATATAAAAGATTACATAAAATATTGACCAATTTTTCATCCAAAGATATTTGGGAATTATTGAGGGATGGAAAACCTATGGATGAATTTTTAGATAGGGTACCTGATGAATTTTACAAGTGGGTTAAACAACAAGTGAGTTCTTTTGAATATGCTAAATACAGAATTGGAGAACATTGTGGCAAGATACATGATTATTTTAGATATGGAAAATATGGAGATGTGGACCCAATGCCAACAAAAAAAGATTTTGCATTACATTTAGAAAAATGTGATGTTGAAAAGTTTTACAGACCAATATTATTTGCAATGTGGGACGGAAAACCATATGAACATATTATTTGGAGAATAATGAAACCTAAATACGAAAAACCATTTAAGAAAGATGAAAATTAATAATAAATTGAGATTATATCTTGATGATGTAAGAACACCATTAGCTAAAGATTGGATAATTGCCCGTAATTATGATGAATTTGTGGCGTCAATTAAATTACACGGATTAGGTAATTTTGAAGTTATATCTTTAGATCATGATTTAGGTGAAGGTGCCATGATAGAATATTATACAAATGTAAAAAATAATTATATGTTGGATTATAACAACATAGAAGAAAAAACTGGTATGGATTGTTGTAGATATTTGGTTGCTGAAAGTATGAATGAAAAAATACCCTTACCTCAAATTTATATCCATTCGGCAAACCCTATTGGAAGTGCCAATATGATGGGATATATTAACAATTATTTAAAAAATTGTAGGTTACCTCAAACCTGTATAAGTGTTAAAATTGAACATACAATAGATGAACCATTAATGTTATCTCCAGAGGTTAGAAAAGCAAAATGGGATAAATCTATGGATAACGAATAAATTTTTTGTTGTTTTATTAAAATGTTGTAATTTTGATATACGAACTAAATTAACTAACTTACTAAACACCATTTAATGCAAAAAAATAAAAATGAAGAACCATTTAAGTCATTGATAATCAAGGACAAGTATAAAAATTACGATGAATTTTATAGTGAAAATAAAACAATAATTTACAAATCAATTTTAAACATTTTTAAAGAGTTTAAAACTACGAGTAAAGAGAATCTTACTTTTTATATTTCAGCAAAAATAAAAAACGAAGAATGGGATACTGAGTTTAAATTTCATAAACAAGAATCTATAATTTTGAAAAGGGATTTAATACCACATTTTGAAGAAATTGAGGATTATGAAACTTGTATTGAGATAAATAATTTATATAAAGAATTGACTTCTTAAAATCTAATTAATATATTAGTAAAGTATCAGGAGAGAGGTACATTTATTTTTTGTCATATCCTCGGAGTTTTCACTTCGGGGATTTTTTTATAATACCATTCTACTACCTATTTGAAAGTTACTTAAAAATACGGAACCTGGTTTAGTGTTACCACTTATTTTGTAGTTAAATGCAAACCCAAATCGTTTACTAAGTTTATAATCAAATGCAGTTCCTAATAAGAAACCCATATGTCTATTAACTGTCGATGCTCCTGTGACACTATTCCAAGAGATAGGTGAGAACATCGTGAACACTTGAGGTGATATTGTAAGTTTTTTTGAATAGATGTAAGGTTTGGTCCAAAATGCAATTGCAGAACTTGCCATATTATAATCAAACCCACCATTATCGTTTTTAAGAAATAAATTAATGACACCAACGTTATAACCAAATGTTCCCTTTTTAGGTGTTGGTTTAATCCAAGTATAACCCATTAAGTTCATATAGTTACCTGCCAAATATGCAAATGCAGTTCCATATGAATGTATGGCGTCTAATTGTCCGTCAGATGTCATTCCCATTTTGGTATATCCACCCGTCATAACAATAGAACTCAAATCACTATTAATCATCAATCCACCACTATAACTTTCATCACCAGCCATAGATGATTTACTTAGTCCTAATGATATGGATGCTAAATATTTACCCACACTAGCTTCAGCAACAGTTATATCTGACGCTAACAATGTTGGATTTGTTACCTCTTGTTTTTTCTTTTTTTCTTCTTCTTTTTTCTTTTCTTCCTCTTTCTTTTTCTCTTCCTCTTTTTTAGCTTCTTCTTTTTTCTCCTCGGTCTTTTTTTCTTCTGATTTCTTTTCTTCGGTTTTAGTTTCCTCTTTCTTTTCTTCGGTTTTAGCTTCAGTTTTCTTTTCTTCGGTTTTTTGTTCTGCGGGTTTATCCGATTTAGTTTCAGCAGGTTTAGTTTCTGCGGGTTTTGCCTCAGCAGGTTTTGCTTCTGTTGATGATGAACTACTTGATGAAGAAGATGAACCGCCACTTGCCGGAGGTGGGGATGACGAACTACTTGCAGGTGGTGGTGCCGCTGTTGGTGGGGGAGCAGCAACTACGGGTGGTGGTGGAGGGGGTGCAATGTTTATTGGTGGTGGAGTTGACGCCGCCGCGGATGCTGCCGCTCCACTTGCTGCGGATGATGCTGCTCCACTCGCTGCAGATGATGCCGCACCGCTTGCCGCTCCACTTGCAGCACTTGCGGCTGCTTTCGCTGCGGCATCTGATGCGGCTTTTGCCGCCGCGTCTGATGCTGCTTTCGCAGCGGCATCTGCTGCTGCCTTTGCAGCTGCGTCTGCTGCGGCTCTTGCTGCAGCATCTGCGGCAGCTCTTGCCGCCGCTTCCTGTGCTAATCTTATTGCATCGTTTTGTGGACAAGGTGTTGCGAATATACTATTAACCCAAACTTGGAACGCACCACTACTCATGTCAGCTAACGTAACTATTTTAGATTTACCTCTAATAACTGCAACTGTTTGATTTTGTCCAAATGGAATTACAACAACATATACTTTATTATCACATGGATCAATATATGTTTGAGTTATAGTTTGTCCGAATGACTTACTACAAAAAAATAATATTAGGAGAGAGATAATATATTTTTTCATTATTTGTTATTCAAACCTATTGATATTTGTGTGTATCCTCTTATTGGGTCGGCATCTACTTTTAATGTAACAAATTTAAAATCTTTTATAATACCAACTTTAAATGTTGTAAATGATGAATTTGATTTTGGAAACGATATACCACCAATAGCATCTTTACCTTGCCATCTAATAACTTCATTACCGAATCCTATCATACCGTGTATTCCTATTTTACCAATTCTTTTACCACCACCAACATAGAAAGTTGATTCTTTTTTCCAATCGTTTTTACTAAGTGGAAAGTCAACATTGTTAATTTGACCATATGGAAAGTATTGGTTTTGATCTATTGCGTAAGTCATTACATAGTCCATAATAAAATATCCTTTATTACTACCAATCAATCCCCAAAATGAGGTTTGTTTGTTATTCGTATGTCCAATACCTGCCGAAAATAATACAGGTGTTGATGCAACAGTATCTCTTCTTCCGTTTTCATATATTCTAACTACACTTCTTTGTCTCCATCCATAATCATCATACCATATATAAGGATAAGGTTGGTAATATCCATATATCCCATATTGTAATCCATAAGGATTCATATCCGTATATCTATATCTTCTTGTTAAAGGTTGTCCCTGAAAATTATCGCCTGGTCTTATTGGTGCAGTTTGTGTTCTCCAGCTACTCACATTATTTTGTTGTTGTGGTACAGATGGTTGAACTCTTGGTGCTGATTGTGTTGTTTGTGGTGAAACACTTCCACCAGTCTGTCTCCAACTTGATACTTGACCAAACATTAGAGTTGGGATTAGTAATGTTAGTAATAAAATTTTTTTCATACTATTTTGGTTAAAATTGTTGTTAATAAATAACAAGTTATTATTGGAAATGGTGTGAATATGGAAAAGAAAAATAGCAATCTCCATATTAAAGGGTCGGTTTTTGTATAGTTACCTACACCACTACAAACCCCAAATATTTTACTTTCGTCGTGGACTCTCTTGAACTTTTTCATATAGTATAAATATCAAAAAAGGGGTTATAAAACCCCTTTTAAACATATTCTATCTAATTCTTCTTGTCTTAAACCTATGGTTGAATCTATTTGTCCTCCCTCGGATAAAATATTTACCAAATAAAGACCAAATTTTTTATCACTTATCTCAATTTCTTGTCCATGTATAAACCCCATATCCATTAATCTTAATCTCATACATGGTACACAATTTTCACAAGGATTATTTTGTGGAACGTCCACTATTTCGTATTTCATTATTTTGTGAATATACCTTTTTTAATCATTCTATCAAGGATATTAGCACATGCAATATCTAAAGCTTTCTTTGTCGCAATACTAATTGTTGATTGATTGAACTTAATAGGGTCAATTGTTGCGTCAGATAAAAGAGTTAATTCTCTTTTTGTAGTTGCCTCACCTAAACCTGACCCACCAAACAAGACACCTGTTTCAGCATCTGTAAATCTAACCTGAAGACCTATACGAGTCACCATATTGTCTTTAATACCGTCTTTCAAATTGATGGTTTCATCTTCTGACACCGAGTAGTCATAACACTCTATAGTCACAAAATACTTTGCTAAATTGATTTTACCACGTCCGTCTAATTTATTCTCTGAAATGCCAGCTTGAGATGCCTGAAATTGTTTTATCATGCGATTCTTTATCTCGGTTTGACTTTCGGTAAATTTGAATCTGTTTAGGTTTTCAAGGTATTCCATAGATATGTTTGCAACACCCAAACCAACACGTTTTTCTTTCAATTCAGGGTACATCTCGTACATTTCATCAGATATACCACATTTAAGGATTTGAATAGGTATTTGAGGACCATCGTAGTCCATGTAAGCACTTATGTCTCTTTTCTTTTCAAAGTCCGCTTGATAGGACTCTGTCTTTGTTTTACCTATTGTTTGCCCCATTACTTTATCAAACATAAGACACATAGTAAAAAAGGCTAAAATTAATATTATATACTTCATATTATGGGTTCCATTTATTTAATGCACTTATATAATTATTTGTCATGTGATCTTTAGCTGTTTTACCAGTAAACACGGCTTTAATGTACTCACCAACTCTTTGCCAATCAATCATCCATTTTTTGATTTTACCCTCATCATCAATACGTAATTCTGTATTAACATGATGATAACCAATTGATGGAGCACGGGTAACGACATCTAAATTATGAACGATTCTTAATGACTCAATTGGTGATTTATCAAAGTTCTGTTTGAATACTTTATTACCTACTCTTGGACTACCGATGGTACAACATATAATTTTATTTGATTTATAAATTGAATAAATCTCATAAGCACATAAAGTAGAAACTGCCGCACCCAAACTATGACCGCAAACAACAATATTATCAATTGAATGTTCTTGACCCAAGTTTTTAAGTGCAATATCTAATGCTTTATATGTTTCATCCTTAACAGCATCCCAACAAGTTTTAAATCCAATATGGACTTTTTCACCTTTTTCAACAAAAGGAACTTTATCAACCGATGCGTCGTTTTGGAAATCTTTTTTAGAAGAACTTCCTCTCCATACAATATAAATTGTATTATCTTTTGTTGCAACAAATCCTTGTGTGTCTGTTTTTTTATCGTCAATCCATTTAATTAATTTTAATCTTTGTGCTTTAAAATCAATGTCTTTTTGTTCTGAGTATACTTTGTCAGTTAAACCAACATTATATAGTATTTCGTTTTTTGTCATATTGTTTTTGTTTTAGATTGGTCACCCTTCTTTAAAAATATATCAAATATTGTTTTAGGACAATATTCTACAAGTAATATTAAACCCTTCCTCAATGTGGAGTTTTTTACGACGTGATTTAAAATTTCCTTAATAACCTCTTTAATGGCGAAATTTTTAGTGTCAAAATAGGTTCCATCAAAATATCTTGGACTTGTTCCCTCACCACCTGGTGAACCGTGATGAGCACCTATAGAAGTACGCCAATAGTCAGCGTGATTTTGCCATTCAGGAATTGAAACTAATTCAGGTGAATCAAAAAATAAGTTCCACGATAATACATTATTTTTTTGTAACATATTACCCGTTCCTAAGTTAAAGATGTCTAAAAAGTATTGATTAAACTTATCTAGTTTGTCATCGTTTGTAGGAATTATTCCTCCTATTTCTACATTGATATGTCCTGTTGTAAATGCCTCTTCCTGTACAGCAAATTGTGGATTTTTAAATCTTGGAGATAAACCCTTTCCAAGTTGAAATATAGGTTGTTTAGGATTTCCTGGTAGATATGTTCCAACACGAATAGCATTCTCTTTGTTGATAGGGTATTTACGAGAACTGTATTTTAATAATGGCCAAATTGCTCTTAATAGACCACCTT